CGATACAACACATTGGCACGCCGTTGCACGGGCGCACTCGCGTAATGCAAAGCGAAACTGTAGTCAATAGTTTCGGATAAACTGAAAGTTAACATAATATACATTATCGGACATATACAGGTAAATCTACAGTATATCTAATGATATCAATAGGTTAGCCAAATATAAGCCAATATACAGCCAATATGAGCTATGCGTTGTTCCATTTAGGCGAAACTAGCACATCTGGCGCAGCGAGGAAGCCCCCCCCGTCAACGGATTTTACGGGGGTAGTGTGTGTGTATAATCTCACGCACACAATTGCCTATGTTGCTTCTCGAAAAAAAATAATTTAAAGTATAATGGTGCATTACTTGAACTGCAAAAAGTAATGCACCTACACGGCAATAGCTATGAAAGGATAGCCGCGATGAAAAAAGAATTACCAACTGTAGAGTATTTACGCAAGACAATACGTTATGACGCAAAGACAGGCAGAATGTATTGGCTCAAGAGAACCAAAGAGCAATTTTCGCCAAAGACGTTAGGCGTCGAAAAACGTGTTAAATATTGGAATACTAAGTTTGCCGGCAAAGAAACAGCCTTATACACCGATGGGCAGGGTTACCCTAGATGTAAGATTAATAAAACAGCTTACGGCGCTCATAGAGTTGCTTGGGCGTTATACCACGGCGCATGGCCTGATAAACAAATTGATCATATCAATGGAAATACAAAAGATAACCGCATAGTTAATTTAAGGTGTGTTAGCATGATGGAAAATGCAAGAAATCAAAAACGCCCTTGCACCAACAAAAGCGGATTCATAGGTGTGCATTGGGATAAACAATCGTCAAAATGGCGTGCGCAAATAGGTGTCAGAAGAAAAAAAATTATTCTTGGATATTACGATGATATAAAAGAAGCAGTATCCGCTAGAAGTGCCGCAGAAAAAAAATATAATTTTCACCCCAACCACGGTAGATAGGAGAACAACAATGGCTGGCAAAGCATTACGCAGAAGAATACTTGCCGATGTACTAAGCAAAGGCGGTGCTGAATACTTGTTTGAGCAAATAGCCTCTGGCACGACACTCACAGCCCTTGCAAAAGAATATGATTGTTCCCGGCAGTATCTTAGCACATCTCTCAAGACCATCCCTGAGTACGAGCAAGCCCTACGCAAAGCTAGGCAAGAGGCAGCGGATGCACTCGTAGAGCAAGGCTTAACAATGGTAGATGATCTGGATGGCGGCAGCACATCAAGCGAAATAGCCGCCACCCGTGAGAAAGGTGCAGTGGCGCAAATTCATGGCAGGCTCGTATAACCAAGAGCGATACGGCAATAGACCCCAGACAAACGTGACTATATCTGTGGGTGATATGCATTTAGACGCATTACGCAAAGTCAATTCCGATTTGGCAGCTATCCATAAAGAAGACCAAGAGCGTGAAGCAAAAACGATTGACGCAGATTATGAGGATGTATCCGATGAGTGATAACCCATTACAAGAGTTTGTCCTACGCTACCGAGATGACCCAGTGTTATTTGTTAAAGAGGTGCTAGGAGCTACGCCATATGATTACCAAGCAGAGTTTCTCAATGCCATATCAGATGGTGAGCGTAAAATGTCAGTCAGATCAGGCCACGGTACAGGTAAGTCTACGTCCGCTTCCTGGGCTATGTTATGGTACGTGCTACTGCGTTTTCCTAATAAGGTTGTTGTCACAGCCCCCACGTCCAGCCAATTGTTTGATGCATTGTTTGCTGAGTTGAAGCGATGGATTAACGAATTGCCACCTAATCTACAGCAATTGCTTAATGTAAAATCAGACCGTGTAGAACTAACCGCAGCTGCGTCTGAAGCGTTTATCTCCGCTAGAACTTCTCGCGCCGAGACGCCAGAAGCCCTAGCTGGTGTGCATTCCGAAAATGTTTTGTTGGTGGTAGATGAGGCATCGGGTGTGCCTGAGAAAGTCTTTGAGGCTGCCGCTGGGTCAATGTCAGGGCATAATGCCACCACGTTACTCTTGTCTAACCCCACACGCTCGTCAGGCACATTCTTTGAGAGCCAAACTAGATTATCTAAGAGTTGGTGGACGCGCAGATGGTCGTGCGTCGATAGTCCGCTTGTATCAGCAGAGTTTGTTGATGAGATGCGTGAGCGTTACGGCGAGGATTCAAATGCATTCCGCATACGTGTGCTAGGCGAGTTCCCTATGGCTGACGATGATACGATTATACCGTTTCACCTCGCAGAGAGCGCAATACACCGGGATATTGAGATTACGCCTGACATTAGACCTATATGGGGCTTGGATGTTGCAAGGTTTGGCACAGATAAGACTGCATTGTGCAAAAGGTATGGCAATGTTGTGACTGATATTGAAGCGTGGCAAGGCTTAGATTTAATGCAGACTGTGGGTAGAGTAATGGCTGAATATGATAATTTATCGCCAAGCCTACGCCCAAACGAAATACTTGTGGATAGTATTGGCGTTGGCGGCGGTGTAGTTGATAGGCTGCGTGAGCTAGGCGCTCCAGTGCGTGGAATTAATGTTGGCGAAGCGCCTGCTATGGGCAAGACCTACATGAACCTGCGCAGCGAGTTATGGTTTAAGACTAAAGCGTGGTTGGAAGACAGGTCATGCAAGCTGCCAAAAAATGACCAGCTCCTAGCCGAGCTAACTGGCATACGATACGCATTTACCAGCGCAGGCAAGATGAAGGCTGAGAGTAAGGACGCGATGCGCAAGCGTGGGCTAAAATCGCCTGACTTGGCGGATGCATTATGTTTAACTATGGCATCAGACGCAGCCTACAGCCCTGTCTGGCGCAAGCATGAGTTGGAATAGGTCTATTAAGCGAAACCTTAAAGGTATTGCATGAATAAAAAAAAATTCGACAATTTGTCACCTAAGATGAAAAATTTATTAATGACCAAATGGATTAAGCGTTACATGAGCCTTGGTTTGACGTTGGAAGATGCTCAATTTGCTGCACGTTGGAGAGCTGGAACGTGGAAGCTATCAGATAGAATGCGTGTTGTACTAGCTAATGTGAATGAATTGTGATAAGTTTAGGCAAGATACCAAATAGGCTAGGATTATGGCACAGAATAAATTTTTAAGTTTTCTTAACTCGCTAGATAAAGGTGCAAGTGATAGAAACAGCATTACTGAGTTTTTAGCTAATGTCTTAACACCGGGCGATGAGATGGAATATGTTAATGGATCGCTTATGACTACTGGCGGCAAACCTGTAGAGAATATTGGCGACAAAACATATTACGGCACGCTAGGCCAAGCTAACTTTGCTGGCAATGATCCAATCAAAGATGGTTTGCTATCAAAGATGACTGAAGCGCCTGATAAAGTAGCGCGCAAGCTTGGATTGCTAAATAAAGGCCAGCCTGAAGTGGTCAATGATATGATGCCCGGCGAAAACACATTTGCTTATACTGAGCCAGCCATGCCAAATCCATTAGCGGGTGAGATTATAAAGCAATCAGGTTCATTATACACTCCAGAAGAGCAAGAAAATTTAGAATTTGTTGAATTTTTAACTCAATATAGAGATGACCCATTATTTGCAGATATTATAAATGATCAACCTCGTATGCGCGAAATATTTAAAATAATGAAGCAAAACTTAGCACAATCAGGGTATAACTAATGCCAATTACAACATATGCAGAATTAAAGACAAATATTGCAGATTTTCTGAACAGAGATGACCTAACATCTGTGTCTTCCACGTTTGTCTCACTCGCAGAAGCAGATTTAAACAGGCAAATCCGTCATTGGCGGCAAGAAAAAGCGCAGCACAGCCGAGATTGACACGCAATATAGCGCAATACCCGCAGATATGCTCGAAGTTATACGATTTTACATCACAAGCGGAGATACACGCCCACTTGAGCTAATATCACAAGCAGAAATGCTTGATCGCAAGTTTAGAAACCTAAACACAAGCGGGCAACCAGCATATTACGCAGTTACAGCAGGTGAATTAGAGGTTTATCCAGTTCCAGATGGCACATACACGTCAGAATTGTATTATTTTGGCAAAACAGATGCATTATCTGATAGTAACACGTCAAATTGGATATTAGAGCATTATCCTGACGCATATTTGTATGGTTCACTAATACATTCTGCGCCATACCTAAAAGATGATGCAAGAATACAAGTATGGGCAGCGTTGTACCAAAATGCAATTGATGCTATAAATCGAGCAAGCGAAAAAGCTAAATTTGGCGGTTCTGGTCGTCGTATGAAAATAAGGGCATATTAAAATGAGTTTTTCTAATACATTCGAGACAACAGTTCTAACGTGGGTGTTTACTACAGGTAGCGCAACACGCCCCACAGCGTGGCACATAGCATTATACACTGCCGCACCAAGCGATACAGGCGGTGGCACAGAAGTGTCTGGCGGTGGATATGGTCGTAAGGCTGTAACATTCACAGTATCAGGCAATACAGCGTCAAATAACGCAGCTATTGAGTGGGATACAGCAACAGCATCATTTGGCACAGTTACACACGTAGGCGTGTTTGATGCTGCATCTGGTGGCAATTTAATTGCTTACGCTGCATTAACGACAAGCAAAACAATTGATACAGGTGATGTTTTCCGCTTACCATCAGGCGATCTTGATATTACCCTAGACTAATGGCTGAATACCGCAGTGGATATGGACGAAGTGCATATGGCTCATATAATTTTGGGCTAGATGGCTTTGTCACGGATGGCGCTGGCGCAATTGTTACAGTTACGTCAACTGCTGCGGCTTCAGTGCGTGTTAGGTTAAGCGCATCTGACATAATCACAGTATCCACGACTGCAACACAAGCGCAAAGAGTGCGTGAAGCATCTGCAAGTAGCACAACATCATCAACAACATCTGGTACTGCCCAGCGTGTACGTGAAGTTGCATCAGCAATATCCGCCAGCTCATCCACGTCTGCTGTAGGCGCAAGAACACGTAACTCAAGCAGTGCAATAGCAACAACATCCACAACCAGCTCAGATATGGTGCGTGTAAGGCATGCAGTATCAAATATAACACCATCATCTAGCACAACATCAAACGCAGTGGTTGTGTTTAGCGGTGCATCACAAATCAATACAGCATTAAGCACAACTGCTACATTTAACCGGGTGCAGTTCTCCGCGTCAGCAATTGCAACGGCATTGTCTACGACATGCCGAGCAATTGAAAAGTGGGAGATAGAAGAAAATACACCTGAAACATGGACACCACTTGAAAAGACACCTGAAACGTGGCAATATGTGTCCAACGCAGTCAATGATTGGTCTGCCACTTCCCCTACATAGATGGAATGGACAGCTTCATAGGCAAGAAGTATAACTTTGGCTAACGCCGCATAGGAGATTAACATGGCTGATACTACAACAACGACATATAGCTTAGTGAAGCCAGAAGTTGGCGCGTCTGAAGATACTTGGGGTACAAAGATAAACACTAACTTAGATAATATTGATAACCTGCTAGACGGGACAACACCTGTCACGGGCATTGATATTAACTCTGGTACGATTGGCGGCGTAACTGCTGATGGAGATATTTCATTCGGTGACAACAACAAAGCCATATTCGGTGCTGGGTCTGACCTACAGATTTATCATGATGGTGGCCATAGCTACATAAGTGATACAGGCTCAGGGAATCTTAAAATTAAAAGTGGTTCAGGATTCGATCTTCAAACCACAGCGGGTGAAAACTATTTAGACGCTGTTGAAAACGGGGCTATTAATCTCTATTACGACAACAGCAAAAAACTAGCCACAACATCAACAGGCGTAGACATCACTGGCACAGCCGTAACAGATGGCCTTACAGTTGCTGGTAATGTTTCAGTAGACGGAGGCACAATCAAGCTAGACGGAAACTATCCTGTTGGTTCTGGCAACGTGGCGCTGGGTGATACAGCGTTGGATAGTGTAACATCTAGCGGAAACTACAACACAGCACTTGGTTCAGGTACTTTAACGTCAAATACTTCAGGGGATCAAAACGTAGCTGTTGGTTTAAGTTCTCTTACTAACAACACTACTGGCGGTAATAACGTAGCGGTTGGTTTGTACGCAGGTAGATTCAATACTACAGGTGCTTCAAATGTAGCGTTAGGTACAGAAGCCCTCTACTCCAACACCACCGCAAATGACAACACTGCGGTTGGGTATCAGGCGGGGTACAATAATACTACAGGTACTGGTCTGGTCGCTGTCGGCAGTGGAGCTTTCTACAACGTGACTGGTGCAGCTAACAGTGTGGCTGTTGGTAAAGAAGCTCTATACTATGACACAACGGGTGAGAGCAACGTGGCTATGGGCTTCCGTGCTTTATACTCAAACACCACCGCATCCAACAACACGGCTGTTGGCTATCAGGCCTCTTACAGTAATACTACTGGGTCTGAAAATGCCTCTTTCGGGAGACAGGCTTTAAGTGGTAACACAACAGGCTCGCAAAATACCGCATTAGGTAGATCAGCACTTCAACAAAGTGGCACTGGATCTGAAAACACTGCTGTTGGATATAGGTCTCTTTATACTAATAACACTGCTGGGGCTAACACTGGTCTTGGGCATAATACTCTGTACTACACTACTTCTGGCGCCAATAATGTAGCTATAGGTCAAGGTAGTATGTATCTTAATACTACTGGAACTCTCAATGTTGCTGTGGGTAATGCGTCATTAGGTCAAAATACTACAGGTGCAAACAATGTAGCACTGGGATATGCGAGTTTAGCTGCAAACACTGTATCAGATAATACAGCAGTAGGCTATCGCACCATGGCAGCCAACACCACTGGACGAATTAACACCGCAGTAGGTAAAAACTCAATGCAAGCCAATACTACAGGTGGAGATAATTCTGCTTTCGGTGGTTTGACTTTAGATGCTAATACAACTGGCAACAGTAATACAGCACTGGGATATGCGACTTTATCTGCAAACACCACCGCAAGTAGCAACACGGCTGTTGGTTCTTTAGCTTTAAATGCAAACACCACCGCAAACGAAAACACAGCCGTTGGGTATCAGGCTGCTTATGCTAATACTACAGGTCAATACAATACAGCCGTTGGTGCACATGCCTTAGAAACCAACACTACAGGGTCTGAGAATCAAGCGTATGGGCGTGAAGCTCTTAGGTTAAACACCACAGGTAGTTACAACTCTGGTTTTGGTTATAGAGCCTTAGATGCAAACACTACTGGAGGGCAAAATACAGCAATTGGGTGGAGGACGTTATTTAATAACACCACCGCATCCAACAACACTGCTGTTGGGTATAATGCTGGGTATAGTAATACTACTGGTAACTCACTTGTAGCTGTTGGTAAAGCAGCGTTAACCGCAAATACTACAGGCTCTAGGAATGTGGCAGTAGGTTTTAGTGCTTTAGAAACAAATAATACAGGCAATAACAACACGGCAGTAGGTAACGCTTCTTTAGAGGCAAATACTACAGGCGGTACAAATGCGGCCTTTGGTAGAAACTCTATGCTTAATAATACAACTGGTAGTTATAATACGGGGCTTGGGGAATCCTCTTTTGCGTCAAATACTACTGGTCAATATAACACAGCAGTTGGTAGTGCATCACTTCGCTCCAACACCACCGCAAATGCTAACACCGCAGTTGGGTATGTTGCTCTTTATGACAATACTACTGGGGCGGCAAATACTGCTTTAGGTTATTTTGCTTTAACAAATAATACTACTGCTCAAAAGAATGTAGCTGTTGGAACAGAAACTTTAGAAAATAATATAACAGGTAACTTCAATACAGGTTTAGGTACGCAAGCCTTACGCTCCAACACCACCGCAAATAACAACACTGCTGTGGGGTATCAGGCTGGGTATAACACGACTACTGCTGGCGCTAACGTATTCATTGGGCCTTACACGGGATGGAGAAATACAACAGGCACATATAACACCTTTGTTGGTGGCGGTACTACTTGCGGTTTTGATATGACTACTGGTTCTAAGAACACCATTCTTGGTAGCTACAACGGCAACCAAGGCGGCCTAGACATCCGCGCCTCAGACAATCAAATCGTGCTGTCTGATGGAGATGGTAATCCACGGATGCGAGTGACTAGCACCGGGCAATTTATGTTTCCCGGCACTGCCTCGCCAAACCCGCACACTGATGGGACTGGTGTGCAGATTTATGGCACAAGCGGCATAATGATTGGGTCTGATAACACTCATGCAATTATAGCCGCAAGGCATGGTAGCAACGGTGAATGTATTAGGCTTCAAAGAGATAATACAGACGTTGGCTCTATTGACGTAACAACAACATCTACATCTTACAACACTTCCTCAGACTATCGCCTAAAAGAAAACGTAGTTGAGTTGACAGGCGCAACAGATCGCCTCAAACAGCTAGAGCCAAAGCGGTTTAACTTTATTGCTGACGCAGACACAACCGTTGATGGCTTCCTTGCACACGAAGTTCAAACAGTCGTACCAGAAGCAATCTCAGGCACACACAACGAAGTCGATGACGAAGGCAACCCTGTTTACCAAGGTATAGATCAGTCTAAACTTGTACCACTATTAGTAAAAACAATCCAAGAGCTAGAGGCTCGTATTACAGCTTTAGAAGGAGCATAACCCATGGATGACTTAACAGCAGAACAAATCGCACAGAACTACTCAGCAATGGGTGACTCAGTTGCACTTATCAATGACGTGATAGCAGGTAATGCTATGGCAGATGATGATGCGGCAGATCGACAAGACTGTGTGGATCGTAATACTCAGCACCTAGAACTAATGGTTGCTAAAGATTACTGGACAGATGAAAGTATGACTGCGGTAAACGCCGCTATCACAGCAGGAAACGGATACACCGCTTCCTAAATTAAACATTTAACCAAAGGAGACTACAATGAGTAAAAAAGAAAAGAACCTCATTACAATCAACGATAAAGAACACAACATTGATGACTTCACTGATGAGCAAAAGATAATGCTAAACCACATAAATGATCTGGGGCGTAAATTAGATAACGCCAGATTTAACTTAGATCAGCTAAGCATTGGTCGTGAAGCATTTATACAACGCTTGTCTGTATCCTTAGATGAGGCAATAGTTGAAGCTGAAGAAGCTGAAGAATAAACAAATATATGCAACAGGGGTAAGTCGTATTACTCCTGTTGTTATTTTACTGCAAAATGTGTTATAGTCCAACAAGTTCAACGCCATGAGGTCTATATGCCACTTATTCCACTAGATATTCCTTCTGGAGTTTACCGTAACGGAACTGACCTGCAATCCAATGGTCGCTGGCGTGATGCAAATTTAATTCGATGGATAGATAATACCATGCGCCCAATGGGTGGCTGGCGTACACGCTCGGATAACGCAGCCGCAGCTCCAGTGCGTGGCATGTTATCTTGGATAGATAATAGCAATGCCCGTTGGATATCTGGCGGATCATACAATAAATTATATGTCTGGAATGAAACTGGCTCTAGGTTTGATATAACCCCGACTTCATTTACTGCGGGCAGAGATGATGCAGTATCATTTACAGGATATGGTGGTAGTTTATACGGCAGCTACGCATTTGGTGTAGAGCGTCCAGACACAGTAAGAATACAGCCAGCAACATCTTGGGCATTAGACACGTGGGGCGAAAACCTTGTGGGATGCACAGAAGATGATGGTAAAATATACGAGTGGGCATTGGCTACAGGCACACCAGCCGCAGTTATAGCTAATGCTCCAATAAATAATAGATCATTAGTTGTTACAGAAGAGCGTTTCTTATTTGCTCTTGGAGCGGGTGGAAACCCGCGCAAAGTGCAATGGTCAGATCGTGAAGATAACACGCTATGGACACCAGCCGCCACAAATGAAGCTGGTGATTTAGAGTTAAACACAAGCGGTCAAATTATGGCAGGCATTAAAGTACGCGGTCAAACGCTTATCTTAACCAGCACAGACGCCCACGTAGCAAATTATGTAGGCCCACCATATGTTTATGGCATTGAGCGTGTTGGCTCATCATGTGGTTTAGCTGCAAATAAAGCTGTATCAGTCGTTGATGCAGGTGCATTCTGGATGGGCGCACACGCATTTTATGCTTATACAGGCGGTAGAGTGCAAGAAATACAAAGTGAAGTTGCGGATTACGTGTTTAACGATATGAACCGAGGCCAAATAAGTAAGGCATTCTGCGTAACCAATAGCAACTTTGGTGAAATATTCTGGTTTTACCCATCAGCTCAATCTACTGAGAATGACCGATATGTTGTGTTTAACTATATTGAAAACACATGGTATATTGGTGAATTAGCAAGAACTGCTGGCGTAGATGCAGGCGCATTCAGAAAACCTCTTTGGGTAGATGCCGATGACTACAAGATTTACGAGCATGAAATTGGATACGATTACGGTTCACTTGTGCCATTTGCCGAAACAGGCCCTATTATGCTTGGGTCTGGCGATACAGTTGCGTCTGTAACCGAAATGATACCTGATGAGAAAACACAAGGTGACGTTAATGTGACGTTTAAAACACGATTCTATCCCAACGGTGTTGAGCGTGATTACGGCCCATATACAATGTCCACGCCTACATCATTGAGATTTACCGGACGTCAAATGAGAATGCGTGTAAGCGCAGTTGAGCTAGGCGATTGGCGTGTTGGCGTAAATAGACTTGATGTTGTTGCAGGTGGTAGAAGATGACGCAACAGCAAAGGCCACCAGAACCATATGGAGATGATTGGAAAACATGGGGCAGACGCCTCATGCAATTTATGTCACAAACAAGATCACCTCTTGTTCAGCAAACTGGTGGCGAAACTGCAGCTGACGATGGTACACTCATGTGGGATAGGGAATATAAATATCCAGTTGTGAGCGAAGGTGGGGAATGGCGTCAAATTGTAGTAGAAGGCGGACACGCTAATTTTATTAAAACATCAGATGTTACACCAGCTCTAGCAAATACGGCATACAAGCTGACCTATGATGCACCGTCTGGCAACTCAAAGATTACGCAAGGTACGCCAGCAAGTAGAATTGTATTTGAAGAGGCTGGAGAATATGTATTATCATTTTCCGCACAAATATCATCAACAAGCGCAAGCACAGTACACTTTTACTTTTGGCCTAGCATAAATGGTACAGCGTCAACAGATGGTGCTATGACAACTGCACTACATCAGAATAACGCTACAGTTGTTATATCTAGAACGCAGATATTTACTGTGGCGGCTAATGATTATCTTGAGGTAAATTACATGATAGATAATACAGATGGATTTTTAAATTACACAGCTGCATCATCTCCAGTGCCAGCTATACCATCCTCAACATTATCAATCACAAGGACGCACGCATGATTGAAGAAATAGAGAGATGTAAGCCTTGGATTGAAGCAGCTTTAGAGTATTCTGGCGGTACACATGACTTTATTGATGTTGCTGAAGGAATATATAAGGGTACTATGCAGTTGTGGCCTACGCCAAAGGGGTGCATAGTAACAGAAATTGTGGTATATCCACGTAAACGAATGTTAAACGTGTTTCTTGGCGGTGGTGAATTGGATCAAATTTTGGATATGCACAAAGATGTGATACAGTGGGCTAAAGCGCAAGGATGCACAGCACTAACCATGACGGGGCGTGTAGGCTGGAAAAAACCATTGGCGAAACATGGCTGGAAGCAGTTACATTCGTCTTATGTTAAGGAGTTTGAATAATGTCAGGTGGCAAAGGCGGATCAACAACATCTAGTGTTGAAATCCCAGAATACATTGAGAAAGCGGCGCAGCGTAACTTAAATAAAGCTGAACGTATTTCCCAACTTGGTTATGTTCCATACTATGGCCCAGACGTAGCTGCATTCACACCTATGCAACAAGCCGCGTTTCAAAACACTGCTGACGTTGCTGGTGCATTTGGAATGGGCGCACCGACAAGCCAGCAAGATATAATGGGTGGCATGGGAGCGCCTACACAATATGCTGGCGGCGTAAGTGGTTATTCATCAGCTCCAATATATCAACAGTCATTAGATGAGCTTGCAAGACAAAGGCCAGCACAGAAATCATACATGGATAGCTTCTTTATTAATCCATATTCTGGCGCACCCGGTTCAAACGCGCCAATGCCAATAGATTACAATATGTATCCAACATATGCAGAGACACAGCGCGCAGCTGAAGAAACTGCAAGAATGGAAGCTATGCGCCGTGAGCAACGCAGTGACGATAATTACCAAAGACTACTAGATCAGATGGGCCAGCAAGTTAGCGGCTCTTCCCTTACACAACAAGAAATGGCTAGGTATGCAGACACAATAGCGCCCGGCAGCGGTTATGATCCCACTACACAGGTTTTAAATGAAGCTCAAAGAAGATATGTTGAAAGCCCAGAAGGCGCTGCGGCTAGGTTAGCCCAAGAAGATATAGCGATGGGTGCTGTAGGCTCAAATCAAATGGGCTTTTATGATAACTTAAAAATGTTGCAAAACAAAGAACCATCCTTCCAAGACCCATCAGGCGGAATGGCATACTATAACACTTTCCCGGACGCAGATGGAAACCCTACTCGAAGAGGTTATGACAGCACTGGCGGATCGTATGGCGGTTCACTTGTTACTGGAGGTTTAAGCGGCAATTTAACAGGATTACCAGAAGTGGGATTATTAGGCTTTGGCGGTGGTATTGCTGACAATGTTTATTCAGGCATTAACTTTGAAGGCGCAGTTGATACGCAAAGCAAAGACCTTGCGGCAAAAGCTGCTGCTGGTGGGTTTGACCCAAGCGCTATTGATTACGACTTTAATGCTACACCAGTACCGGCTGTATTGCCTGACCAATATGATTTGGCGAGCGCTGAAAGTGCTAGATTTGCAGCAGCAAAGAAAGCAGCAGATGATGCTCAAGTTGTAGCGCAAAGAGAAGCTCAAGAGCTGGCAATAAGAAATGAAGCAGCATTAGTTGCTCAAGAGGCCGCACGTAGACGTGATAATTCAAACCCTACACCTACATATACTGGCGGAGTTGTTAGAGACTCCAGTGGAAATGCTGTGAAAGATAGTAAAGGCAATGCAGTTAGAGCGCCCGGCCCAATTGTTAGTAGCGGCGGAGGCTCAAAATCAAGTGGCGGCGGTGGCGGCGGTGGCGGCGGTTCATCAAAAATCCTATGCTGCGCATATTATGAGCTAGGTTATTTACCGAGAGATATATGGCGTCTAGATCAAAGATATGGTGTATGGTTGCATAGAAACAATAGAAAACTAATGAACGGATACCATGCATGGGCTGCGCCTCTAGCAGACTTTGTTAAGAGAGACACAGTTGGCGGTAAAGTTGCACGTAAAGTTATGTGGCCTATTGTTAAAGCATGGGCAGAAGAAATGGCTCACACAATGAGTCCAGAAAAACATAAGTCTAATAAAGTTGGTAAAGTGATAGCTGCAGTTGGCGAAGCATTCTCATATGCAGTAGGCGCAGTATTGCTACCAAAAAACAATAAGAAGGAAGCATAACATGGCTGGTGGTGGACAAACAAGACCAATGGGCGGACAAGTTGGGTCATTGAGTGGCCAACCTCCTTTAATGAGAAGAGGTGGTAGTGAGCCGCAATTTCAACAATTTACACCGGGCGATGGTCTAGCTGGAGCGCGTGTGCCAATGGGTTTTGGTAATTCTGGAGAAACAAAAATAAAAGACGGAATGCCCGTAACAGGAGTAAGTGATATTACTCCAATGCCATCAGCACCAATATCTGGAGTTAAAGGCGGTGGAAATGGTAAAATGCCAAGATTAGTACCAGCTCCAGCTCCAAGTACACAATATTCACCAATGGCAGCTCCAGCACAACCACAAGGTTTTAACGTAAACCAAGCTGCGGCTAGTGGTTTACAACAAGCTTTCCAAGGTACACAACGCGCAATGCAAGCACCAAACATTGGTCAGTTTATGAACCCATACACAAGGCAAGTTACGCAGAACACGTTAGCTGATCTTGAGCGACAACGGCAAATGCAGATGAACACGCTAGGAGCGCAAGCTTCAGGTGCTAGGGCATTTGGCGGCTCAAGGCATGGCGTAGCAGAAGCTTTAACTAATGAAGGATTTGCAAGGCAAGGCGCACAAGCATTTGGCAATCTGCAACAGCAAGGGTTCAACACAGCTCTGCAAGCAGCTCAAGCACAGCAGGGCAGACAAATGGCTGGCGCGGCTCAACTTGGTCAACTTGGTCAGCAAGCATTTGGTACAGGTCAAGCGATACAACAACAGCAAGCTCAACAAGGTCTGCTACAGCAAGGCATACAACAAGCACTCATTGATGCAGCTAAACAACAGTATGCAGGTTACACTGGTGCGCCAGCGGCGGCATTAAATGCACCACTTGCTGCACTTGGTGTTACACCAGTACCACAATCGGAAACTAAATCACAAAACCCCGGTTTATTTAGTTACTTACAAACTGCGGCAATGCTTTGCTGGGTTGCCCGTGAAGTTTACGGCGAGCAAGACCCTAAATGGATGCAGTTTAGAGAATGGGTTATTGGTCATTCACCTGATTGGTTCTATAAAGCATATAGCAACTACGGCGAAAAATTTTCTAAAGTTGTTCGTAAAGTGCCAGCAATTAAAATTATCTTACGCCCATTTATGGATGCTAAAAGAAAGAGCATAGGATATAAAGCATGATAAAAAGACCTGAACAAATCATTCAAGAGCAAATGAACCCATCGCAATCTCGCGGCGGGTTTGGTGGTTTACTTGATTATGCTAGAGAGCGCAACGAAAACACCGGGCTAAGTAGAGCGCAAACTTTTGCCGCTGCACTTGACCCATTAATCATGCCAGAGATGCGTGCAGGTGAAGGCATTCGTGAGCGTGGTATGCAACGTGTAGCTGCTGGTAATTTAAATAAAACTGTTGAATGGTTGAAGAGTAATGGATACGCGGACGCAGCTGCTGTTATAGAGGCTAACCCATCTGCCGCATCAAATGTGGTAAGTGCTATTTTATCAAACAGAATGAAGCCTAAAGATACATTTAGAATAGCTACGCCAGAAGAGGCAAAATCATACGGCGCTCTTGCTGGTCAATTTGATAGCAGTGGTAAATTTTATCCAACACAAAAAGTTGAGATGTCAGAAGCTTTAACAGGCACAAATAAAACTAAAGCTCAAGCTCAAGTAATGGCTTATGAAACAGTTATGGAATCTATAGGTGCTTTCAAAGATATAGCACAAACAGGTGGTAAAGGGGTATTACCTAGCACACAACAAGATTTATTAAAATCATCCCGAACAAACTTACAGTTACAATTAAAAGATTTATTTGAGTTAGGAGTGCTTGCTGGCCCTGACTTAGACCTTCTAAATAATTTAGTTTTTGATATAACAGACCCTAAAAATTATGTTGTAGAGCTGTTAGGTGGAGGAAGTGCTGAAGAGAGATTTGCGGCGTCAATGCGTAATTTAGAAAATCAAATGAAAATACTAATAGCCCCAAAAATCAAAGCTTTAGAAATGAAGCCTACTATTGCTAACGGGCAGCCTAACGCCAATAACAGTGGGTTTTCTGTAACCAGTAAAATACCAACGGGAAAACAGTAATATGGATAAATTTCAGATAATGACACCCGATGGTTATGAGGTTGAAGTTTCTGCATCTAGCCAAGAAGAGGCATTAGAAAAAGCAAAATCTAACTATAAGAAATTACCTCGCATTATTAAGAAGATGGATGGTAATGTTCGTATATTTGAGCAGAATGATGGTAAGAGATATTTAGTTAGCCCTTCATATTCTACATCTAACCAAGAAAGAATAAACGCTATATTGGAAGGTAAAGCAGACGCAGGCCAAGCATCTAAATCTAGCTTTTATCAAAGCATACTTGATAAGTACCCATTAGCATCAAGAGCTGCGGCCTATCTTGGTCAAATACCGTTTGCGGGAAAATACACTGATGAGGCTATGGGTCAAACTTTTGGTGAGCAAGCTGCTATAGCAACAAGAGCAGCTCAGTCAGCTATGGCAAGTGAGCGTCCAAAAGAAAACTTAGCAATAGGTTTAGGAAGCGGTGTTATTAATTCTGCTGCCATGTTGGCGGCCTTACCAGCAAATGTTACATCTGCATTAGCTGGCCCTTTAACATCTACAACTATTCCTACGATTACGCGCGGTGTAGCAACTGGCGCAGGATTAGGTACAGTAGAAGGTGCTGTATCTGGGTTTGGTGAGGGCGAGACAACTCAAGAGAGAATTGAAAGCGCTAAACAAGGCGCAGCGTTTGGAGCTGGAGGTGGAGCAATCTTTGGCGCTGCTGCTCCTATAGTTGGAAAAGGAATTAAAAATCTAGCAGATTATGTTAAGCAATCTGATCTAAACGTAATATCTAAAAGTTTAAATATATCTAGGGATGCAGCTAAAGTTATTAAAACTGCATTTCAAACTGGCGGCGATATAGATAGCGCCCTAGCATCTATTAAAAAAGCTGGTGATGAGGGAATGCTTGCTGATGCTGGTATAGCGGCGCAATCTTTGCTTGATGCTTCAGCTGCAAGCGGTGGCAAGGCTTCAGGTATTGCTAGAACTGCAATTGATGAGCGCATGGCTACAACTGGTAAAAACTTAGATGCTACATTTAATGAAGGTGTTGGGCGAAGCGCCACTTGGCCCTAAAACTGCTGTGAGAAATATTGCAGAGAGAACCAAAGATCAAAGGGCTGATTTGTATGGTCAGGCATATAATTCACCGATTGATTACAGTTCAGTTCAGGGCAATAACATCTTTAAAGTTTTAGATAGAACGCCAGACAATATTTTATCAAAAGCAATAGCTGACGCAAATGAATCTATACAAATAAGCGGTATGCCAGCAAATAAACAAATAAAAATTATTGTTGGTGATAATGGTAAGATTATGTTTAGCGAGCTACCAAACGTCATGCAGCTAGATGAACTGAAAAAATCCTTACAATCTATAGCATATGAAAATGTTGACGAATTTGGAAGATTAACAGGCAAAGGCTCTAATTATAATAATTTAGCTACAGATTTGCGTAATGCTCTTTCTGAAGCTGTACCTGTATATGGAAATGCAGTTAAAGTTGGCGGCGATAAAATAGCTGAAGAGCGTGCGTTTAAGTTAGGTGCAGATTTATTAAAAACAAACACACAGCTTGAAGATGTATTAAGTGAATTTGGAGAGAATGTTTCTGCATCTCAAGTTAATGCAGCTAAATCAGGATTAAGAAATTATATAGAAACAGCAATTGGAAATGTTAAGGCTATTGCATCTGACCCTACAGCAGAAGCTATCGATGCTAGACAAGTTATAAAGGTTGTGACTGATTTAAGCTCTGATAATTCCAGAAACAAAATAAAAGCATTGTTAGGAAAAGAAGCAGACGTATTGCTAGGCCAAATAGATGAGGCAGCGCAATCTGCTGTGGTAAAAGCGTCTATGGCAGTTAATTCTAAAACAGCACAAAGAACAGCAATTCGTGAAACTGTGGAAGAAATTATTAAGCCGGGAATAATTGGAACTGCTGCGAGAGGCGAACCATTGCAAGTATCACAAAAAGTTATACAAGCAATATCAGGGCAAACTGATGAGTTTACTGAAGGCCAAAAGCAAAAAGTGTTTGAAGAGGTAGCTAGAGCATTGACAGAGAAAAAAGGCAAATCTGCACAAGCAGCTTTAAATTTAATGTCTAATGCTATGAGAGGTCAAAATTTAACAGACGCACAAAACAGGTTTTTAGCACAACAAATATCATTGATAATGTATGGCGGCGTTACGCCAGCTGCATCAGACGCATCAGCAAATTTTCTGAACGAAGGTAAGTAAAATGGAATTAAAACCAAAGTCACGTAGAGAAGTCGAAGGCATAGTACAGGATGCTATTGCAAGTGCAGTGGATTTTGTTGAAAGCGAAATAAGCCAAGACAGAATTAAAGCGCAGCGATATTATGATGGTGAAGTTGACCTTGGTTATGAAGATGGCAGAAGCAAAGTTGTAGCTACAAAAGTACGTGATACTGTACGTGCTGTAAAACCAAGCCTAATGCGTATATTCCTAAGTACAGCAAAACCAGTGGAGTTTGTTCCACATGGTGCAGAAGATGTAGCAATGGCAGAACAAGCTACTGAATTTATGCACCATGAGTTTACACGCTTAAATGGCTACCGCGTAATTAATGATGCATTCCAAGATGCACTTGTGAAGAAACAAGGCATTGTAAAAGCATACTGGATGACATATCCGGAAGCAGAGATATACACGTTTACAGACCTTAACGATGATGAACTGGCATATCTTACAGATGATGATGAAGTAAGTGTATTGGAGCAAACTACAGAAATGAGCATCTCAATGGATGAGATGGGCATGGAAATAGAAACACCCTCACACAGTATTAAAATTAGCCGCCAACAAGAGCGTGGTGAATTATGTATAGAAAGCGTTCCACCTGAAGAGTTCTTTGTAAACCGAGATGCACGCAATCTTAAAGATGCTTACTTGGTGGCTCACAGAACTGAAATGCGTGCGGGTGATTTAATTGCAATGGGGTATGACCCTGAAGTTGTATTAGATTTAAACAGCTTTGATAACGGGTCAGAAATGACTGAAGCTGAAGTGCATGAAAGACGTGGATATGACTTAGATACATCTGATGAAGATGAGCAAGACCCATCAATGAAGAATGTAACTGTGACAGAAGCATATATGCGAATAGATGCTGATGGCACTGGCATACCCGTATTACATAAAATTACCTGCGGTGGTACATCATATGAGATGCTAGATTTTGAGCCATGCGATGAGTTACCTTTTGCTAAATTTGAGATAGACCCAGAACCACATACATTCTATGGACGTTCACTAGCCGAAATAGTTATGGATGACCAAGACGCAGCCACAGCAATACTACGTTCAATCTTAGATAACGTAGCAATGACGAATAATCCACGTTTGGCGGTCATAGAAGGCGCAGCTAACATTGATGACGTGCTAAACAACGAGATTGGTGCAATCGTAAGAATGCGCCAAGCTGGTGCGGTACAAGACTTGTCAGTGCCATTTACTGCTGGGCAGACGTTAGGTGCATTAACTTACCTAGATGGCCTTGTAGAGACTAAAACAGGCGTTTCACGGGCTTCTATGGGATTAGACCCAGATGCAATGCAATCTACAACTAAAGCGGCTGTGCAAGCTACTGTGCAAGCTGCGGCTGGGCAAGTTGAAGTTATGGTGCGTAACCTAGCAGATGGCATGAGAGACTTGTTTGGCATAATGTTACGCTTATCAAACAAGAATGTAGACGAAGAGCAAATGATGCGTATGAACGGCACATTTGTACCAGTTGACCCTAGAGTATGGGACAGCTCAATGGACGTTA